AGCATCAAGTCGCCTTCTTTTTGTTTTAAATCAGTGGTCGGCCAGTCGTACCGGTAAAGCACTTCTGTTTTAATTGCCCACCAACTGCCAATTGCATAATCAAGATATTGCTTATCGCATGTTTGATCGAACCACTCTTGCGCGGCCGCCCAATCTGCTTGCTCCGCAGAAAGTTTTGACTTCTGTACTGAGCCGATCATATCGCAACAGCCGATAAGGTGTTTTTTAACGCGACCCAGCCACGCGTCTAAGTCGATTTCTGAATCAAGATATGAATCGTGGTCGAACCACATAGTAATCGGCGCGTCAATGCGCGGAGAATAAAACATTTCGCGCATCATCGGATATTTCAAAATGTTTGTTTCCCTGCTGAATAACAAAGCATCTTGGAAAGCGGCGTCGATTTGTCGGCGCAGGAAGTCTGTCGTCGCGGAGCCAACCGCGTTGCAGCCAAAGCGAAATTCAATATTTCGCTTGGCTAGGCAACGCATCGGTTCATTTAAAACCCGCTGGGCAAGTTTTAAATGCCGATCTTCTGCGCCATAGAACAAGACACAGATACAGATGTCGGCGACTCCTTTCGCCATATCGGCTCCGTTCGATTAGATGCGGGCGGGGTGCTCTGCAATGACTTTGGCGATTGTCGAAAAGTTGCAACCGTCGTCATTCATTTCTGCCAGACTGCTGTACGCTTTGCCGCGGTGATCTATTTGAAACTCACGACGGAACAATCCAGCATCGTCCGCCATACCGGCCCACCGACGCACTTTTTGGGGCAACACTGTAATAGCGTATTTGTCGAACTCATAGACACGACTTGTCTTTGGGAGTGATTCACAAGAGTCTCGGGCGTCTTGATCTTGCACGGGCATAAGCGTCTTGCCGGTTTTCTTTTGCTCCGCCTGATACAACTCGCACAGCACGCCCAGACAACAATGGCTGGTTTTACCGGCCTTGTTTTTAATCTTTAAAACACCCTTTGCCTGCCGGTACTTTTTCGACCGCAGCGCGCGAACCCACTTTTTGGCTATGTCTTTATTCATTACAACCTCACACTTTTAAGACTAGACTTAGCAACGGCGACTGGCATAACAACAGGGCCGACGCGCGATCTAGATAACAATTTGAACACTGTATCAACGTCGTTCTTTTCTGGCGGGCGATCGGCGTGAGTTTGCGCCAATACTCGATCTACCGCAGCCATAAACTCGTCTCGCGACTTGGCTGAAGAGAAAGAGAAACGCACAGAAAATTGAGTGACGGTCTTGCCTGCGTGCTCATCGGCTACTTCTCGTTTGTCCCACGCCTTACCGGTATCGTCACGCGTATAAATAACTGACAAACGACCTACGCTGTCGTATACAACCAAAACAACCGAGTCGTTAGGGTCTGTGGTAAGTGAAAATACATGCGGCAATTTTGTCGCGGGAATAAACGGTAAACCCGGCAACTTTTCGCCGGTTAGTTCCGCACGAAACAACTGCACCGGAAAAGCCCTATTTCGTTTGTTCTTTCCGGGTGTTACAAATTCTGCTTCAATCGCGCCTACGCCGGGTTCCACAACCACGGGTACATTTCGAATTGCAAGCATTGCAATCTTCCTTATCGGGTGATGTCGGATTTTCTCTTTGTCGGCGTGTGGTCGTCGTCTTCGGCGGTATCCTCTTCGTCACGAGAGTCCAACTGTTCAATAACTTCTTCATTGACCTTGTTGCACATCGCTACGTGATCGGCCACCATGTCGGACATGATGTCGAAATTTTGGCGCAACTCTGCGAACAGGCCGACGATAATGGCGTCCAAACGCTCAGGAGCCGCGTTGGCGATATCGTCATAAATGTTATCCGTATTTTCAGCCAGCCAGAGTTTTTCAGACCGCGCAATAAACCGCTTCTGATGATTTAACAAATCCATCAGTTGCTGCTTCAAGCCCTTGGGCGCCTGATGCGTACGTCCGCTGTTTTTACGTTTGCCGCGAATTTCCTGAAGTTCAAGCGACAGGTTTCGGGCCGTCAGCGCCTCTTCAGCGCACTTTTCTTCGAGAACCGTTCGTTGCTCCTCGTCTGGGATTTGAGACAGCAACTGAACGTGAGACACTGTCATGCGCCACCGCGGGCGATCCGGGCAGCGGAGCGAAAGCAGCCGGGTAATTTCTTGTTCGGCCGGATACCGCTCATAAAAACCTACAGCGCCCCGTAACTGGTCTGCCGTGTAGACGGGCGCAAAGATAGAAATAATCAAAGACGCGCCATCAATGTGCGCGGCGCGTTGTTCGTCTGTCAAATATGTGTCCGGGTCTTCTTTGACGTCTGTGATCAACTTGCCTACGCGCCAAAACGCAGTCAGGCTCGCGACCTGTACGTCACCGAAGATTTGATCAATTTCCGACACTACGTCTCGCAGAGCGGGGGTAAGCGTATGCTCATTCAGCCGCGGGGCTGTTTCGGCTTCGCCGTTACCTCCTACAAAGTTTGCCTGCATGATCGACATAGCGCCTGATTTGCGACCCATAAAACGCTCCTTGTTAACTGTGTGGAACTAATAACTGCATCGCGGCAGTCTGCAACAAGTCCCGCGTTGTGTGGTACTGGTTGCGAGAATACCGCAAAATTGAACAAAACAAATCGTAAACTGATCTAGTTGTCATCACTTCTTTTGTGTACACCTCTATTGGATTTCGCGGGTCGATGTCTGACCCGAGCATAGCGGCGTTTTTGCATATCTGTCTGGCGTCTTCGCGCGAGATTTTGAACTGCAACAGATAGTTGATCCAGTTCTCCATTGCGGCGTCGAGACCGTGTTTCGAGTCAGAAAAATTTAAAGACGTCGCCAGCAGTCGTTTGACGTTTTTTGCCACAACGTCCGTGTCTATTTCCCGCTCAACGATTTTGGTAATCATTGACGCGGCACGCCCGACAAGGTCGGCGCCGGTGTGCCGCACTCTTGTGCCTCGCCGGCTGTTTTCGATCGCCGGGCCAAACTTTGTCATAACGCACATGGATGCTCGCATCGCGAAGCCGCTGTCTTCTCTGTTAGAGAAGTACCAGCCGCCCGCAAAAATGTGCCTAGGGTCTATGTGAATGTCTGTGCGCTTCGTTTTAGCGTCAATGTAGTAGATGCGAATTTCCCGCCCAATGATTTCAGCGCGGTAAAACTCGGCCTGCGGTTGTTTTACTTGTATCTCTTCGGCCACCATATTGAAAAAAACCGAGTTGTCCAGCAGCCGGTGATCTAAGCCAAGAAATCCGTCAATTGTTTTTTCGCGGTGATTGATTAGCAGCGTGCGCTCACGAAGCACTTCAAAACGCGACCGCAACACGGCGTTGTACACGCCCACGGCGGTAGCCACGTCACCGTTGCCAATACTGAGGTCGTAGCGCCCCCGGGTTTCGCCAGTCAACTCGTTGAAAACGCTATTGAGGCCCTGCACAAGCGAATTAGAAACGGCTGCGAAACCAATCGCGTTGAATCGGTAACCGCTTTCAGCGACACGGCCGTCAGCAGAAAGAATCAATTGCCCTTCGTCGACAATCGGTACCGATTCGGTGTCGGCGCTTCGTTGCGTAAGAAACGCGCTACAGTCGTCACGCTGCCGCGCGTTAAACGACAAAGCCGTGACCGGCGCGAATACGCTACGCAATCGTTGCGTTGACGGCGTGACCACAGCAAAACCTACTCTTCAAACCAGTCGTGACCGAGCAAGTTGAAAAATGAAGCGGAGTGTTCTACGTGTAAAACAGACTCGCCAGTGTCGAATGTCCACATAACCCGCGGCGCATCGTTCACCGGCTTGCCGGACAGGGCCATATTATGCGCGACAAAGAACTTTCTGACAACCGGAAAAACGAAGATAAATGGGTGCTCTGGGTCGACTGCGCAAATGTGCAACGCTTTCGAGATGGCCCGCACCAATGCGTTACTTTTAGCCGCCATCAGGTCCGCAATCGTCAACTGGTACAACGACAGACTGCTCTTTCCGCCATTATCGTCTCGGCGGTATCCGCAGTACCCAATACGCTTACCGGCTAACGTGGCTGGAAAACGTGGGAACTGAGAATTAAACCACGCACAACTCATTTCGTGCGTGCCGGTTTCAGCCTTGCAGATGTTTACAAGCCGACCCCAACTTTTTGGCGTGGCGCCGCATTCAGTAAACACACGGCGAACAATGCGGCTCTCGTAGGACAACTGCCGCTGAAAACCATCTGTCTGCGCTTTTGCGGCTTCGTCAAACAGTTTGTTGAAGAACTGATCTCTGTCGGTCACTTTCTTGCCTCATAACTTTGTTGGCAGAGGAGATAAAATTTTCTTCGACAGCCGTAACGTATACAACTGAAAACTCTGTGAGTGGTGCCACCGTTTCGCAGTGCTCGCAACGAAGGTGCGCGTTGTACAACTCATGTTGAGACGCGATATACGTCGGCCCGTGCCCTAAGTCGCCGATACGTCCGGGCTGCATCAAATCTTTTTTTGTGAAAAACCCGCGAAACGTAAACGTCGGGTATTGCCCAGTCATTAACGCAAACAAGTCTGTAGTGCTGCGCGCGGCGTGAGACGCGTAATTGCCATCCATAGGTCGCGCCAATAGCCTGCCGGTTGGGTATTTCGTGCCTTTGACATCAACGCGCCAGATAAACAACTTGCTATCTTTTTCGACATCGGTGCCGTCGGCCGCAGACCGCGGCTCAATAGAGAAGTCAGGAAACAAGTTGAAGAGTTTGCAAAAAGCAAACTCAGCGGCGACGCCGTATAAGTCGGTTTCTGTAACCGATTGCTCGCCCATCTTTTTATCGGCGACGCCCGTTTTTCTGTTATTTGTATATCGACCTTCGGCAACGGCTTCGCAAATGATTTGTTCAAAATCTTGCAGCGTTACCGTGTCGCCGATTTTGACGCCCACAATTGCCCTCCATAACAAAAGTGAATTTAAGATTGCGCCTGTATGTGCTCGTCAATAGCGCGTACGGCTTCCGTTAAATAATGCTGCCGCTCGTCATCGTCAAAGCAACCGTCGCCCTTGGGTTCGGCGGCATATACGGTCTGACCGCCGCAGTCGGGAACATCGGCGCGAAATCCGCCATGGCGTAGCCGAAGGTAACCAACCTGCTTTTTTGTCCGGTCGTCAAACACGTCATATTGCTCGGGGCAGGCTGGGCACGTGCAAATCAGCCGATAGTAACCGATGATTGTATCGCCGGGGCCTGTTTCGTAGCCGTTGTACGGCTCATTCTTGTCTTCGACGGGGAACATTTTTTGAGTGTTTCCTGTGCAATTCTTTTTCCAGTTTTTCAATCCAGTCGGCCGCTTCGTTTAGTAGCGGTGCACGATCAACGGCCCTGCAAGCCTTTGCAGACTCTCGTAACCGCTGCGGAAGGTTACTTTGAAACGACGGCTGCGCGTATACCTTGGGTATATTTTTAGCCATCGTTTTAAAGTCAGTCGACTTGTCCCAGCGGGTCGAAATCGGCGGGGATGACGCTTTCGCCTGACATGCTCGCGGCTGCCATAAGTTCAGGCACGTCAGTCATCTGCTGGTTTTTCAACTCAGCCATAACCTGTGCCCGATACTTCTTAGCAGGGTCGCAAACGGTGTACTCGTTGACGCCGAGCAAGCCGTGGAGGACACCAAGCACTTTCTTATTTTCTTCGAGCGCCATTGAGGCTTCCACTTCGGAGATCGCACCCTGTTTCGTGATGCCGAGAGCCGAAGAGAAGACGAGCGGCGTGTCCGCGTTTTTAGTGCCGTGTTTATACTCCAAGTCACAAACCTGTCGTACAAGCGCTGGCAATTTCGGATCAATGCCCGGCTGCGGCTTTTTGTCGGACGCTTGCAAGTCCATGAGCAAGCGAATAGAGGCCGTGTGCCAGTCCCAGTAATGATACTGCTGGTTTCGATAGTTTTCATTTCCGTCAGCGTCCTTTGCTGAAACGATGTCGTTGTACCACATGAGGTTAACGACTAATTTGCGACCCGGAGCGCCAAGATTGTTCTTGGTCGCCATAAGTCGCACGGCTTGACCCTCGGCTCTGCCAGCCACGATGTTGTTTCGCGCTGCTTTCTGCATGTCGATAATCAACGTCGGGTAGTAGTCGAGGCTGGCGCCGCCCGGGGCGTATTTCTTGGGCGGGCCGAAGCCCATGGAGTTAATCTCTTCCTTGAGATGGTTTGTTGCGATAAGTGCAATCGGATAGTGACGCAGCGTGGGCACAAGAGCCGTCCGCATAAAGTCCGACAAATTGCGCGCCAGATACGGATGACCTGCCGCGGCATGTCCTTCGTCGGCTACCTTTTCAACGCGCCTATCAACCTCGACAGCCGATATTGAATCGACGCCGATACAAATAGGAATAACGCGATCGGGCGCATTAGCGGCGTCAATCTGCGTGTGGATGGCTTTGCAAAAACCCATGTACTTCATCTGCCACTCTTCCACGCTGGCGGCAGTCGTGACTTTAGTGCGGGCAATATGCTGTGGATTATGCCCCAGCATGCCAGCCAGCATCGTCGGACTGCCCTTGTTCTCGGTGTCGATCAGAATCGCCCCACCGCCGTAAACGTGAAACCACCGCATAATCTCCAGCAACAACGCCGACTTGCCGGCGCTGAACTCTCCGCGGAGTTGTGTGAACCGAGACAGCGGGAAAATGTTGGCCTGCAACAAATAACGCGCCGCCAAGGTCGGCAGAGGAATGCCGATCAGCGGATCATTATCTTCCGCCGTGGCTTTAAGCACTTCAGTGATTACTGGGTGCTCACCGTTTACGTCAAATACGCTGACGTCCGAATCTGCATCTTTCTTCTTGCGGCCCATGAATAATGTGTCCTGTGTACGAGTAAAATAAATAACCGTCTCGGGGCCGGAGCAAAATGCGCGCAACCCGCGGCCCCGAGACAGCAAAAGACTACTTCTTCAACTTGGCCGCTTTAGCGCGAGCGCGAGCAAGAATGTCAGCCGGCTTCAACTTGTCACCGGCAGGCTCCGGCGCAGAAACCGGGGCCGCAGGTGCAGAAAACAACTCGCCAACGCCTGCGGCTTCTTCGGCACTAATCTCGCCGCTGGGTGCCGCGTCTTCCCACGGAGCAGGAGCCGGCGCCGCAGGCTTTGAAACAACCGGCTTGGGAGCCGGAGCGCGCTGCTGGAACGCCTGCACTGCTTCGTCGTTCTCGTCGTCGATAAAATCAGACGTCGGCGGGGCCGATGTGGTCGTGTTGCGCCCAAGCGCCCGCAAATACTGCGGATACTCGCGCCACGCGAACTCAAGGGCTTCCCGCGGAAACGCGCCGGCTAACTTCTCAGCCTGCTCTTCGTACGACAGCACGTTGAGCATCTGATCCCACGACTGCGCTTCTTCCGTAATACGCTCAGCGTGCTCCTCAAGAGAAATCTGCTGACCGTTATACGTATCGTGCACAATCGCAAAGTGGGTAAACGCGCTACGACGATCCGGCGGCGGATAACCCACGATGTACTGCGAATCCTTCGGTCCGCGAGCATACTTCGGGCAGAAGAACGTTTCGGGGCCGTCAGCACCGATGCCCATAACCTTCTGTTCCTTGCTCTGGAACGCTTCGGGCAGAATGGTAAGCAACTTCGCTGGACCGAACGACAACATATCGCCAGTCGAGTACTCGTTGGTGTCTGGATCGCGTACCTTGAGAATGGAGAACAGCGACTGAAGCGCGCTAAACTTCAAACCAATTACACGAGCGTTTTTCTTGGGATCGTCAAGAAACTGACTTAACGCGATCTGCCCACGATCGTCGCCGACGATGCTGGCCGACAAAAACAGAATCTTTTCAGGCTTGGTCAGCGAGCCGATGTGCGACTTCATGACCTTTGGCTTCTGAAGCAGTTCGCTAAACAGCCTGCCGATGCCCGGTGTTTCCTTGTTCTTCCACGCGACGTTGTACAACAAGTTGTACGGGTTCTCGCGCAGGTCCATTTCCGGCGAACCATCCGTAAGGATAATGCACACGCCGGGATTACCCACCCAATGCGCTACAGTCCGTAAACGGCACCAGTCGCCGATGGCTACGTCGTCGGCGCCCTCTCGGAAGTTGACGAACTGGCGCTGACCAGTGCCCTCTTCGTACATGGGCATAAGCCGCAGGCAGAGGCCGTTGGCCATGAGTTCGTTACCCGCAGCAATCAGAACATTTTTGCCGTACGTATACGGGCTGTTCTTGCGGGAACCATTATCGAGATTGTGCTGCCGACGGAACTCGGGGTCGATGGCAGCAAGATTTTCAGAATCATACCGTGGCATTTGTAGCCTCTTTCTTTGTTGTGCAAGGTATCGTACCTCGCGTTGTTAAAAAGTACGGGATGCTGTTGAGGCTCCCGCGTTGTTGCTAGCAGTCTAGCACACTACGCAGAAGAATCAAGCCCCCGATTTCTCGGCCAACCAGTGCAATCCAAGAGCCTTTGCGTCTTCTGCGGTCAAGGTCTCGCCCCAGTGGACGAACACTTCACGAGAAGACCCAAACCGATACGGACCGGCGTCGATCTTTGAACCATCCAAACGGCGCGGATAAAACGGCACGTCTTCAATCATGCACTTCGGAACTACTTCTTTGTACACCTGTTCAGCGTGCTCTATCGGCACAATCAACACAATGGCGTCGTGAATCTGCAACCCAATGCGGTAGTCGATTTCGGGGTGCTCGTCGCGATACCGTTGAAAGTTTGATAATGCGATAGACACGGCGTCAGCCACTCCACCTTGAATCGGGAAGTTCTGCGCCTGTCGTTCTTGCTCGCCACGAATGGCTTTGTCTTTAGACGGCACAAAACGACGAAAACGGCCGTACGGCCCCATCAACCATCCCGGGTTTTGAGACCGCGCACGGCACTCAGCCAAGAATGTCCGCGTGCGAGGATACGAAGCAAAATACGCCTCAATCATCGCTTGACACTCTTCAGCCGAAACAGATACGCCTTCTTCCTTGCACTGCCGCGCTAGCGCCTCAGCGCCGCGGCCGTATGGAATACCGAAGTTCACGTTTTTGGCTGCCACTCGCAAACCGTGCTTGCCGGCTTTCTTCAAACCATTCTTAGTTGGCTCGACATCTGTGATGTTAAAAGTTTTGATAGCCTGCTGACTGTGGATGTCGTAGTGATCCGGGTGATCCTCTGGCAGAAGATTACGCCGAACGTGTTCAATCATGTCGGCGTCTTGGGATAACCACGCGAGGACCGCCAGTTCCGCACCAGTGAGGTCCGTTTCGATACCAACGCAGCCCTCGGGTACACGGAGGATCGACCGGACGGGATGCTGGTATTGGTCTCCGAGAATACGTTCGTAGTCGTTCTCGCGGCGGGAACTGAGGTTTTGCAGCGGCGGGCGGGAAGAAGAAGCGCGGCCCGTTTCCTTAGTTTGAAAGAAGTGCGTGCGAACTTTACCGTCAGCGTGTACGCAGCCAACAAGACCTTTTTCGTACGAGTAGTTGCCGTTTTCATCAAGTTCGTAATCTCCGTCATCCGTGCGCGAGGGTTTACGCAATACAGACTGCAACACTTGGCTGACAAACTTGTAGTCGCGTATCTTTGCCGCCGTATCGTTCACGTGACCAAGAATGCCAAGGCTTTCTTTGTCGGTGCTGGGCGTGGCCGTGTCTGGATTAACGCCGCGCCAACCCATTTCGTTCCACAGTACCGGCCGTTTGCCAGTTGTTTTAACCGGGCGCAAATTCAAAAGTTGAGCGCCTTCTGGGATATTGGGCGGGTTTGTGTAACGGTTAGAAAAATCCGCACCAAACAGCGCCACAGACAATTGTGGTTGACTTTTGGGATTGAATTCTGGCCAGTTAAGTTCTCGCCTGATCTCGTCCAACAACCGTTCTTGCGTGTTCATAAACAACGTTGTCAATTCGTCTGCGCGGCTGCGGTCAACAACGAGACCGGTCATTTCCATTTCCAAAAACGACAACGACGCTTGGTGCGCTGTCCAGTATGGCAACCAGCAATCGTGCCCTTGCGGATCACAGGCAATAGCGCCGTCTTTTCCGTTAGTACCGTAAAAGTACATCATGATGCGGCGAGTGACGTCGGCGTCGTATGCGCCGTAAGGATGAAGGACGTGCGCCGGACAATCGCCGTAACCTTCCATGTCGCCGGCCTTCAGTTTGCGTTCCGCGCGGTAACGCTTTCGCCAGTCATTGAGTTCATCCCAATACGTCGGCGCCGTTGTGAACCGCATAGAGCAAACGTCGAGACCGTACTTCGCGCATTCGTTTATGGCGTGGTACATGAGACTGGTATCCCAGCCTCCGTGTGTGCGATCGTCAGGGTCATCAGCCGGGGCATACTCCGGACGTAAATCCACCCCAAAAGCAAAAAGCCATGGCAAGTCAGCACGGAAAAAGTGACCGCCCACACGTACATGTCGGTTGGGCGTATTTTTAAGTAAACGCAGCAATTGATCGCGAGCCGCCGACAGGTTTGGCTTAAACGCCTCGGCGCCTCCTTGATGCCGTAAAACAATTGTTCTAGCCCACCTGTCTTTGTTAGATATTTGAATCGTACGTAAATAAGCGCCGTCTTCTGTCGGATAGTCTCCGTGCCACTCGCAGTCAACGGCGATGATGTTTGCGTTGAGATCGGTGTCAGCCAGCATGGCGTCTACCGTTTCACGCAGCGCCTCTTCAGTGTAGATATCGGCGTGGTCGACTTCTTCAGCAGTTGTTTCACGATTTTCAATCAAGTCGCGAAAGCGGGACATCTGCCCGCAAAAGTCTTCGTACATTTCCGGTTTGCGCAACACGTAACCCGGATGCATAACCGACATGACTTTTATTTCGCGCTCATTTCCGTCAGCGTCATACGTTTTGAGCGTAGTTGCTCGACCGGCCAAATCAGACACGCTAGCGTTTGTGCTTAATACGGCTTTGGTTGCCTCGTTGCCTAAACACAAAATGTAATCAGGCTGCACGAGCCGTATTTCTTGTGCAAGTAACACCGCGCAGTTTTTCAACCAAGCGGCAGGAACGGCTGGCGTATCCGGCGTCGGCGATCCAAATTTGCAAGCGTAAGTGATGTACCACTCTCGATAATCGCGCGGGTCGAATTCGCAATTTTTTAGCGCCTTGAAAAACGGCTCCATTACCGGACCAGTAACAGCGCTGCGATCATTCAACTCGGTAACGCCCGGGATTTTACCTACCACCATAACCTTTGCCGGTTTTGGGCCGTAGATTGGATCGTC